ATATTTGGATAATGCTGATATGATACCGACGTTTAAGGTACATCATAAACAATTATTTCCTGATAAAATATACTAATTAGGGAAAAGTATATAAAGGATGATGATAGAGTAGTAACTTGTGAAACATTACTAATAGGTATACCCATACAATGGTTAAAAAGACTGAACAGGTAAGCAAAGCTTCTAAAGGACTAATCGAAGGATTCTACAATTCTAGCAAGTTCATTGACAAAACGACAAAGAACTTAGCAGTAGGAATAATGCCACATTTTGATAGGAAAAAAGCACTAGAAAGTGTTCGTAAAGACCCTACCGTAATGGCATCATTATCAACATTGGTTGATAAGAGTATGGCTAATGGTTATAAACTTAAAGGGAAGCATGGGAAGAGTAATGTTGAAGATTTCAGGCGTAAAACTTACGAGTTAAGATTTGATAAAGTATTAAGACAAGTATTCTTTAACGCTTATGGGTATGGTAATGTATTCATAGAAAATGTTAAGGACGATAATAGTAAGATTAAAGAATTACACGTTCTAGAAACTACAGAGACAGAGCCTATAGCAGACCAGCATGGTACTGTAGAAGGTTATATACAGGTTATTCCTGGTATGGACGATAAGAATAATGCACCGTACTGGAAGCCGGAACAAATAACTCATATTGCAATAACAAAATTGACTACTGGAATATGGGGAGAGTTGGATATTGAAGCAATCTATACCCAGGTCTTAATCAAAGAATACATTTACGCATACCTTGGATGGTTATATGGGACTAATCAATTCAAAGGATTTTATAATATTAAGAATGGTAATGATGAACAAGTAGAAGAGTTCCTTAGTTATTTACGTAGGGCAGAGGGTGATATTACAAAACCTTTAATTGCGAGAGGCGAGATAGAACACAATATTCTTAGAGACTTCACAGAAGGAGATAGTGTATTGAACTTATTGAATAAGTGTGATGCTAACATTCTTATGTTGTTACAAGTACCTCCTATAACTGTAGGATTACCTGGAGATAGTAATCGTAGTAATAGTGATGCTCAAGAAAGAAGTTTGAGCACTAGAGTTAAGAGTATACAGAAAGTAGTAGGTGAAGCACTTAATTATGATTTATTCCCTAAGATTGGGTATGACAAGATAGAATTAGTGTTTAATAGTCCTGATGAGAAAGACATTACTAAAATTTTAGAAGAAGCAGAGCGTATGAAAACGATAGGTTTCAAGATAGAAATTATAGAAAAATATTTAGAACATGAAGGATTCCCAATAGAAGGGAAATTAATCGATAAGGAAATGTACAAGGCAGAGAGTACTGGTAAGACTGATGACATGTTCGATAGTCGTAAAGGAAAATTGGAAGGAACATCTAATGAGAAGATTGGAAGTGGAGAAGACGGTAGTACTAGAAAAGACCAATTAGTAAGCAAAGGAACTACAAGTTTTAGTATGTTAGAGAAGAGTGGTACTTTTGATGGGCTAATACCAATACTTAAAAATAATGATGATGATGGAACAGAAGGAAAATATAATAAGTATCCTTACACAATGAGGTAAAAATAATGAGTAATGAAAAACCACAAGATGAGATTCAAGAAGAAATGGTAAAGTTTATGGACTTGTACGGTAAAGACTTAATAGCACAAGTAGTAAATAAGAAAGTAGAAGAAGCTATGGAAGAACAAACTGCGAAGGTAGAAGCTGACGTTAAGGAAAGACCACTACCACTAGTAGATTTTAAGAGTGGAAGTGTAGCACTAGTGTGTACTATGGCTAAAGATAATATTCCGATAATGTTTGAGTTTATGAGTGTTGAAGAAGCAAGGAAGGAAGCTAAGAGAGTATTCGACAGTTTCTAAGAATAAGATGCCATACGATAATATAAAAGAGTTACCAGCCAGTATAAGAAGATTACCGGCTAAAGCTCAACAAATGTACAAGACAGCTTTTAATAGTACGTACGCTAAGCATAAGAAAGATAGTATTTCTTCAAAGGTAGCGTGGGCTGTTGTAAAGACCAAGTTTAAGAAGGTAGGTGATGAGTGGATTGCTAAAGGTTTAGGTTTAGACTTGTACACTTTTGACTTGAAACTTAATGATGATGTATTCGTACAAAAATCAGCAAGTGGAGAATATTATTTAGAAGCGACATTAAGTGATACTATGACTGATGGTCAAGGTAAACGATTCACAGAACGAACATTAAAACAATATGCTAATCAAATAAATAATCATGGAGTTCCGGGATATATCACGCACAGTGACTGGGACGATTTTAAAATGAGATATGGACACTTGTCAGAGAGTGATTTTGTGTCTAGAGCAAGAACTGAAAGAAAAGGAATATTGAAGACAGTACAAGCAATTTATAAGAAAGGTAAATTGTGGATTAAAGCATTGATAGATAAGAGATACGTAAACCATGTTAGAAAATTTAATAAGGTAAGTATTGAAGCCTTAATACCCAGTAAGTATCAAATCGGTTCTGAGTATGATGGGGGTTATGTATTGGGCTTTGCACTAGACAATAATGCAATTAACAGTAGAGCTACAGCACAAGTAGTGAATGGATAATCCAAGAATATTAATAGTAACACCGAACTATCACGGTAAGGACTATTCCTTAATGAAACACTTAGGGAGTATAAAAAAGTTAGACTATGACAATTATACACATATTATGATTGATAATAGTCCGGATAGTGAATTATGGTTTTTTAGGAAACTGAAACGATTAGGCATTAGAGCATTCCGAGTAGCCAGGGGAGGTAATAGTAGGATTGCATTAAATAATGCGATGAACTTCGCTCGAGATTATATGATTGAGCACAAGTATGATTATATGCTTGTTGTGGAAAGCGATTTATTTCCACGACCAGATACGATAAAAAGATTATTATCGTATGGTAAATCAATAATAGGTAGTTTTTACTTAATAGGACATGCTGAAGATGATGAAATTTATGACCAGAATACGAGAATGTTAAGGGAAGGTCGTATTGATTATAATACGTGGCTCGTATTAAGTAAAGGATTACAACCTAGACGTGCTTGTATTTTCGAACTAGACCGTAAAAAGAACGGAGTGTTAGGAACTCGGAATATAGGCGTAGATAAGACAGTAGAATATTATAATAATGGGCTTAAACAAGTTCATGGCACTGGGCTTGGCTGTACACTAATAAGGAACGATATTATAATGCGTTTTCCTTTTTGGACAGACTCCAGGTTTGGTAATAAGCATCATGACGTTTACTTTTATATGGACTTGCATAATGCAGGCGTGAAAGTATGGGTTGATACTGATGTGATGATAGAACACCAACCCAGTAAATGGAGTTTGGTTGAGGATATGTAAGATGGATATGAAAGAAAAGTTAGAAAAGAAGAAAATGAGCAAGACTGAAAAGACAGCTAGAGAGAAAGACATTCAAAACAAAGAACGTGAAATAAGCGAAGGTAAAATAACCATAGCTGAAATGCAGGTTGAAATTGAGAATGTTACTGCAGAACAAGAAATATTCGCAAGAATAGCAAAGATAATGCTCGATAATTATGGAAAGGTAGAAAGTAAGATTGAGCATAAATGGGAAGAAAAACCTGAATATTGGAAAGTAATGAAAGACAAACAAATTATCGACAATAAAAGAAAAACTGCAGAGTATAATAAAACATTAAGATTATATGATAAGAAGATTGAAACAGCTCAAGAAAATATTGAGTATTTAGAAAGTTCAATCAAGATGGATAAGACAGAATTGGAGAGTGAAAAGAATGAGTGAAGAACAAAATAATGACAGTACAATCTCAAGTACTGACTTGGAAGCAATAGAGAAAGACGTTCTGAAAAAGGACTTAGCCGAAAAACAGAGTTTAAAGGAAGAAGTTGAGAAGAAAGTAAGGGAAGAAATAGCAGCCGAACAAAAACTTAAGACTTTAGAGGATGAAAAGCAACAATTAGAAGCAGCAATAAAAAAACAAGTAGAAGATAAGAAAGTCTTATCGGAAGCACAGGCTAAAGAAATAGAAGAATTAAAATCGAAAATTGGAAAGTCCAAAGCAGTACATAATAACGAGAGTCCATTCGCTAATGGAACTCCAGAACAAATAAAGAATAAACTTGAAGAATTAACAATTGAGCAAATAAAAGAAATTGATGATTCTAGCAAGGAAGCATTCTTAGACAGTCTGGGATTACATAAGAATGATTGGAAATAAAAAATATAAAAACGAGGATTGAAGAAAAATGGATAATAGAGAATTTATAAGTAAAGCATACGATGGTAACGCTTTTACTACAGCTCAAACTTCAGCAGGTTATATAAACCCTGAAATTTGGAATAAAGAAGTATTAGGACATACAAAAGCTAAATTAGTAGTAGCACCTTTAGGTAAAAACTACAGTGACTTACTGGACAAGCCAGGAGACACACTAAATATTACTGTAGGCGTTGAACCAGCAGCAGCAGCGGCTGTCGCAGAGAGTGCAGCAGTAGGTATAACAGCATACGAGAAGACACAGGTTGTATTTTCACCTAGTGAATACGCAGCAGCTTACCAATTAACTAATAAGGAAGGCTCAAGAAGTTTCATAAATGTTATGCAGGATATGACTCAACAGTTAGGTTATCAATTAGCAATTAAGAAAGATACTTTATGTGTAGCTTTATTACAGGCTAGTGCAGGTAATACTGTTGTAGCTAATGATGTAGCATCTAGTGATATCGCAAGTAGTGATACTTTAGACTATGATGATATTGTTAATGGTAAGAAAGAAATTAGAAAGGATAAGTTAGACCCTAAATTTTTAGTTGTGGGTGCTGAGCAAATGGCAGACTTGGAAAAATTAGCAGCTTTTAGAGATGCTAGTCAATTCGGTGGGAATGTTGCACAGAATGGATTTATTGGTAGGATTAGTGGATTGGATGTTTTTTGGTCTACTCAGATTGCACCTTCAGCTAGTAAAGCTAAGGCTTTATTGTTAGGTGTTGATGGTGCTGGAGTACCTAGTTTTGGTATTGCACAGAAGAAGAATCCGTACTTAGAAACTGAGTATCATGCTTTGAAAAGATATAGT